TTCCTATACAATTAATATAAGACCCCCTGCGTAAAACACAAGGGGTCAGAGAAAAGTTTTTTATTGTCGTTAGTTTTCGGTAGCTTAGATGTTTTTACCATAGCATCTTAGGTTCTTTGTGAACTCTTTCAGCTCCTGACGCGCATAGAATAGCTTGTTGTTTGCGTTGGGGTGCGGATCGCTTCGAAGGCTGTCATCTTGCGCCCGATCAACTTCTGTCCGCAGATACTGAAGCTGCGACGATTGAAATGGCGTTAGCTCGTTCTCACCCATCAGATCAATCTTTCTGCTAGTATGGCAAAGCACAGAATTGCCACAAGTGATGCCCAAATAACTGCTATCCCCGCATGACGCTTGGTCAAAACAAACGGCTCTGCGTCATTCTCCTTGGGAATCGGATACATACCAAGATCAATTTTCGTCTTTCTGGGTGCTTTCTTGGTAGGTCCAACGAAAGAGCGAATTTTGGAAATCTTTAGCTGCACGGCTTTTTCTGATCGGCCAAGGTGATCTGCAATCATTTTGTGCGTATAGCCTTCGCCATTTAATTCCAAAAGAAGCTGCATTTCTTTCATCTTCCAATGCTTCTTCGTCTGCGGTTCTGTTCCTTTTTTACGGGTCATTTTAGTTCCTTCCTTTGTTTTATAACTTTATAATTTTTCATCACAATGCCCCAGTATTTGCTTGGACGCATCCGCTGCGCCCCTTCCTATAATCACTGTATTTCCAATGCTTTCTAAATAAGTGATCATGGATTTTTGATCGGGGGAAAGTCGCCCACCACTCTCTCTCTTCATCTCAACCCACAGGTTCCACTGCGGAATAAAGAGGTCTGGTATGCCTCGAACCACGCCCTCTGCCTTCAGTCTCTTGGCCACAGTGATTGCTCTCTTCTCCCCATTGGGGATCGCAAAAATCAACACATTGGGATATTGCAGCCGAAACCAATTGATAAGGCCAACCTGCTCTGAATGCTCAGAAGGGTATGTCTTCGAGGTCGATGAAATCAGAGTAACGGCCTTGCGTTTGCGTCTCATGCTTTTTCTCCACTTGTGTGTAATCGAACTGCGTTATCTCTTGATAGCGTGGGTCATGTTTAGATGCCTTCAACTTGATGCGGCTAGGCTGAACCCAGAAGTGACACTCATCAAGAGCTTCATCTGTGCTGTTGGCATCCGCAGTCAGCACCGCCTTACGAGCCTTGTAGCGGCTCTCAGCATAACCCCCATGATCTGGGCATAGCCACTCGCTCACAGATAGCAGCCCGTAGTAGTAGGTGACCTTCACGCTGTCAGGCTTCCCTGCTTTCTTGTGCCGCGCATACGCAACGCTATCAACATCGCACCACTCAGACACCACCTGAGACGACAGCATGGCTCCACGATAGCTGCTGGCGCTGTGATTGAGTGTCGGCGCAGGAAACTCAAACCCGCACTCAGGGCAGATCAGACAGGCGGCGTGAACCATCGTCTGGCAGCTCTCGCACTGCTTGGTTGGCGCTTCACCATCTTCGCTCGACATCTTGTCCTTTGGCTTCACCTGATCAATAAACCCGTGACGCTCCACGTTCTGACCGTAATCCAGAATCAGGCAGTTCTCTTTGCCATCAGCAATCCGCGTCCCGCGCCCCACCATCTGGACATAAAGTCCCGTCGATGCCGTAGCTCTAACCAAAGCCACCAGATCAACTGGCGGGTGGTCAAACCCAGTCGTAAGCACGTTCACATTGATCAGGCAGCGCAGCTCGCCGCTCTTGAAGTCTGCAATGGTCTTCTCGCGCACCTTGGCACTGTCTGAGCCTGTAACCACACCCACATCGATGTCGTGCGTCTCAAACTCAGCTTTGAGCATGTATGCGTGATTGACACCGCTGCTAAACACCAGCCAGCTTTTGCGATCCGCTCCAAGACGAACAATCTCTTCTACAGTAGATTTGACTAACTCTGGGTCAGACGCAGCCATAGCCAAGTCACTTTCGATAAATTCTCCACCACGCTTCTTAACATTGGTCAAGTCGATCTGGGTCATACCGCCCTTAGATATGACTGGTGACAGGTAGCCCTGCTCCATCAGCATGGCCACTGGGATGTCATGAGCAATGCCGTCAAAGATCGCGCCGTCACCCTCATGAAGATAACCGCTGTCCAATCGGTACGGCGTAGCTGTCAGCCCAACCACCTTAACGTCTGGATTACATACCTTCAGATCTGCAATGAAACGATTGTATCGCGTCTCGCTGTTCTTGGGCAGTAAGTGCGCCTCATCGATCAGAACCAAGTCTGGGGCTGGCACGATGTCATACGCCTTTTCCCAGACGCTCTGGATGCCTGCAAACGTGATTGGCCTGCCTAGAACCTTTTTCTTCAGACCCGCACTGTACAGGCCGAAATCAGCCTCTGGGTACAACTTAACCAGCCCACTTGCACCTTGCTCTAGAAGTTCTTTCACATGCGTCACAACCAGCACCCGTGTGCCTTGGAACCCCATTGCATCCTTAATCAACTGCGCGATGATCGCCGTCTTTCCAGATCCAGTTGGCGCAACAATCAGTGGGTTATCACCCGCCTTGCCAGACCAGTAGTTATACAAACCGTCAATGGCTTCCTTTTGGTAGTCTCTTAATTCAAAGGTCATGCTTCACCTACAGTATTAAATTCAGAAATTGGGATGTGGACTACAGGCTCTATGTCCTGCCAATCTCCCCTGTCTTTTCGACCACCAATCTTGGCGTCCCATTCATTACTAGACATATCAATCCAACCCATCTGATCAGTCCATTGCACTAAAAGAATGCAGTTAACCCCGAAATCACTGTATGATTTTGCGGCAACAACTTTAGACATGGAAATGATGTATGTAGAATATGCAGTTTTTTTATTTGTTCTGCATTTTACCTCTACAAAAGTTCGAATTGTTCCGTTGTCAATTAAACAAAAATCCATTTTGTATTGTATGGGCAATTTTGCAAAATCCGCAGATCCCCCGAAACTTGCAATAAATTTCTTTATCGCCACTGATTCTTTGCTTAAATCACTGGAAGTTTCGTATGTTGGTCTAAACGTCATTGCGAAACTTCTCCATAAATTCATCCGCGTCCTTGACAGCATCTCGTATGATCTGACCGTGCTTGGCTTGATCAACAACTTGAGAAACCAAAAATTCCCCAATCGCGGCAGTAGTTAAAAGATTAATCTCCTGCCAATTCTCTATTTTCCCACGGTAGCCAAGGATGTTAAAAATTATCCATGCAAATTCTTCGCTGCTTATTTCGTCTGGAAGATTGTCAGTAAATTCTTCCACAGCAAATCTAAGCAACTCATCACGCATTTCCATCACTGCATTCTCCCAGCAAATATCTCTTGGCTATTGCCCTGATTGCGGATGACCTCGCCCGTGTCCTGATCTTCGTATTCAACAAAGTCATCTCCAGCGTCCAACACCTCGAAATCTTTCGGCATGATTTGAGGGATGTATAAATGCTCGCTGCACGTCTCCACAGGCTTGCCCTTGGCACAAGTCCACGTTCCATCTCTCTCAGGTGTCACATGGCTGCACGTCCGACAGCTAACCTCTGGAATCTTGCACCCGTGGCAAACAGCAAAATAACTACAGAATTTGCACTGCCAATTGCTAGGATCTTCGTGCAGCTTCGATGGAGGTAGTGCCGAAAACACAATGTTCTCAGCCTTGCTAACCAATAGCTTGGCTTCCGCCTTGTTGAGCTTAATCCGCTCGCCGTACATCTCATCTGTATTTTTGTTAACCGCAAAGAAATAGCACCATTCAATCTCTGCCAAGTGCATCCCGATTTGACATTGCGCCCAGTAGATAGGCTTTGACTTCTTGCAGCCAAGGTTCTTCATTGCCTTGAAGTTCTTCTCGTTCATCGTCTTAAACTCAAGAGTGTGTGGCTTTTCGTTTTCCGCAAAGCCCTCGCCCACTCCATCTAAGCTCAATGCAAAGTGACCACCACATTCGGTAAACCTAATCTGCTTTCCTGTATCTGGATCTTTCTCCCAGACCTTAACGCCAACAGCCCGAAGGTTTGACACCACACGATCCTCTTCCCTGTCACCAGTTTCAAACAGTCGCAACATGCGACCATCGAAGCTAGGACGCCAAGCGTGGCGGAACTGATACCAAAGAGCGCGGCTGCAATCGTTTCCGATCTGGCTTCCCCCCAAGTGTGGCCGATGCTCATTCTTGCGCCTGTCTTTGTAATATTGGTATATCGCCTCAATTGTTTCTGGCGTTGCCAAGGGTTCAAGGTTCATTGAAATACTCCCATCATATTTAACGATACGTTAATGACAAAAACTATCGCCATGTAATCTAACATCTTGCTCTCCTTATGTTGTAATTGTAGTAAATCCTAAAGACCTTGATGATTTTAGAACTTTAGAAGCATACAATCCTGACCCTAACAAAATAGTCCCAGTTCCGGGAGACTGGCCAATAGTTCCGTCTGGTCTTTCAAATTTTATCTTTGGAGAAACCCAAAGCTGCGCGTCAGAATTAGGAACAAATTCTTGAAACCAAGGCGCAGAAGTTCTGTCTGGCAAAAGAGCAATCCCATTTCCATGTTCAAAAAACTTATTCAACCAAAGTCTTTTTTGCTTTTGATGTCCAAACGGAGGGTTCATCCAAACAAATCCAAACCATTTTTTTTCTAAAGAATTTTCCCAAAACCAATTTTTTGCTGGAACATGACGTGGTCCGGTTTGTGGAGATGCTACATCCAAATCAAATTCGACACCAAGTGCATCAAAGATATATTTTGGCGTGTACCATTCATCCGTTTCTCCATGTGACTCATAAGCGGCCATCTTGCTCTCCTTCTATTCATGAAATGGGGCAGCGTTAGCCACCCCATCGCTCAATAGAACTACTTCTTCCAAGGTGGTGTGGCTGATCCATTTGCTGCCGCAGTCGCAGGAACCGCTGATACCGACGCACCACCCGCTGCTGAATACTCCTTGATGTCGTTAGACGCGTTGTACTGACCGTCAGCAGGCTTCACTGCCAACTTAACCATCAGAGGCTTGTCACGCAGCTCAATGCTGTCTTTCGGGTTGTTGACACCGATAGAGCGACAGATGCTCGACAGGCTGCGCTGTGCAATCTCTACAGCAACGCTGTTCGGGTTCTTTAGGTTAAGGCGATCAAACACCTTGCGACCCGCGTGTTGGCCATCGATCACTTCAATAGTAAGCTGAAGGTATGACCCAGTCATTGCCTTCGTTGGCTTTTCTTCGGTGTCAGTAATGACAACCTTGTACCAATCCGCAGGCAGCGGTTCGTATGATGTTGCTGGTTCGATTTCCAGTGCGTTGAATCCATTTAAGTCCATTTGAGTTTCCTTACTCTGCTACAAAATCTTGAAAAGGGTTGCCGCCGTCAAACGTGAACGGCAGTGGTTCTGTGATGTTGAACCGATTCTTGGTGACTGATGATGCCTGTGGGAAGCACAGGATCTCACGCTCACCTGTGGAAATGGCGCGTTTCTTATCGCCATCGCCGCGTGTAAATGTCTTCAGTCGGATTAGACCAACCAAATCAACATTATCCGTATAGTGCGGGATGCTCTTCTTGTGCATCCGCACACAATAACGTGCGTATGAATCCATGTCTGGCAAGTCCAATGTTTCGGTATCTGCGTGACCGATAAAGACAACATTCATACCTGTCTCATATGCCAGTGACCCAGCCCAGTCGCGGATCTGACGGTGAACCTCAGATGCTGCGCCGTATCCTGCGCCGTAGCCACCACCCGCTTGGTTAATTGACTTGGCCTTTGGATCAGCCGCAACAATCTCAGCTTCAATCAGCGTAGCCAATTGCGTGATGCTGTCGATCACAAGCGTCTTAAAGTCATGCTTTTCTGTCGCCAGAACTTCGATGGCATCAAGAACATCTTTAGTGGATGTTGCCAGAGGGAACAGGCTGACATTGTCATTGCCTACTAGAGATGCCGTGCCATCCTCAGTGCGGATGAATACAGGCTTCGGGAACATAGCTGCCAGCGTGGTCTTGCCCATGCCGCCCTCGCCAAAGATCGTGGCAATGATTGGTCGTTGGCCCGTAGGCTTCGACAGTGACTGTAGATTAATAGCCATTACCAATCCTTTCCAAATACGAGGGCGAAAACCTCATCTAAAATTTCATCTATAGTTTTCATTTCATTTATCCTTTTCCAAAGTTTTATAGAAATAATGTCTTCCAATTTTAGTTATTCTCGTTAGAGATTTTGACTTTGACCAAAAGGGTTGGACATAGTCTGCGTGATAGTGCAGCGCACTGCGCGGCAG